GGCGAACTCGTAGCCGTCGGTCCCGAATGGGTACTCTGTTGTCTGGAGCTCGCGGATACCGGGCCAGGGCTTCCAGTCGTTGTAGTGGTAGGAGATCGAACCGGTGAACGGGTCGATGTCGATATGGAGAAGGGCGCGGTACTCGATCGTGTACTCGCTGCCCTCGAGCTCGAGCGTCTTGAAGCGCTGCCGACCGGGGAGGTGATCGTTAACCGGCCAGACTGCGGTGTAGCGGTCATAGATATAATACGCTTGCTCGTACGACATCGACTTGTATGTCGTGATCCCCCAGAAATCGTCGGAGGCCGTCGCAGACCAGAAGGTCGCAGCGTCTCCGCCAGACCAGAACGCGCCCGAGCTTTCGACGTCCGCCTCGAGGTGCGTCGTTGTCGTGTTGTGGGTGCAGTTGGTTTTCGTTCCCGCGAAGACGTTTGTCCATATGCTCTGGTTTACGACGCTCAAGAGCTCCGGGTCTTTGACGACGCGCACGGCGGAGAGCGTCGCAGATTCGTTTCCGCCGATGTCTACGGCGCGAACCATGATCGTCGTCTGCCCGGGCGGAATGCGCCCCTCGATCGAGACCCAGTTGTCGGTGATAAGGTTGCTCGAGAGCGAAATCCCAGTCGCCCAGGTCGCATCGCTTCCCGATTGATGCTTTACGATGAAGCCCGCGAAGTCGGCAGGCTTCTCGCCGTATTCCCAGCGCACGGCGGTGCCCCAGACCGAGAGGTCGGTCGGCGCAGGCGGCGGCGTCGAGAGGCCGACGACCGTGTGCGGCGAAGCGTAGACCCAGTCGGAGGCCGTTGCGGCGGCGTCTGAGATCGCGCGCACGCGGACCTCGTAGACCTCGCCCTCTTCGACGGGTCGGATGATGAGCTTCGTCGTCCCGGTTGCCTCGACGCGCGGCGAGTTCGTCCAGGCAGTGACGGCGACGCCGTTCTGCTTTAGGCGGAACTGCGGGTGGTAGTGCGTTGTCGCGGCGTAGCTGCCCTCGGCGTGCTGCGGCGTCGCGACGTTCAGGATGATCTGCGCCTCTGGAGCTCCAGCGCTCGAGAAGCTGATCGCCGTCTCGTCGCTAACGAGGTCGCCGACGATCTCCGGCGTGATCGGCTCGAGGAGCGTCGGCTGGTTCTGGAGCGAGATGTTGCTCGAGTGCTCTGGGATTGTCCCGGGCTCATAGACGGCGGCGTTGTACTCGACGAGCTCGAGGAGCGCGGTCAGGTCGTTCCTCGGCGAGATGCGGTGGACGATGCAGAGCAGGCTCTCGGTCTCGCGCTCGCCGAAGAGCAAGAGGTCGCCGACCGCAGGGGCAGCGGTCACGCCGTAGCTCGTCGCGGTTTCAGCCTCGAGGATCGAGCTCGTTTTACCTTGGTTGACGATGCTCACGAGGAGCTCGTTCCCGTCGCTCTGCCTGATGCGCGCGCCATAGCTCTTCGCAGGGTCGTGGAAGAACTCCTCGTCGATTGTCGCGGAGACGAACGCGCCGCCTGAGTTCGAGACGGTCTTGATGCGCGCGCCGCCGTATCCGACGCCGATCACGTCGTGCGAGACGCGGACGAGGTCGCCGCGATTGCAGACAATATGCTCGACGTCGGCGGTGATCGTGAAGACCTCTGGGCGGAGCCGGTTCGACGCGATGTGGTAGCGAGCGTCGCGGTAGACCTGTTCCGCGTCGGCGACGCCCCAGAGCGAGAGCTCTGCGAACTCGGTCGCGGCGGTGAGCCCTCCGCTGCCGTCCTCGTTGTAACCGTCGTCGTAGACGACGCGCTCGTCGCGCTGGTAGTTCTTTTCCGGGTTCACGAAGCCGACGCGGAGCGCGTGCGGCTTCTTGCGGAACGCTTTCGCGCCGTTGAAGCCGCTCGAGTTGCGCGGCGAGAAGTGCTGGATGACCTGCGTCTGCGGGATGTCTTGCACAACGCTGTATTTCCCGTCGATGATGTTCATCGAAGCGCGGCCAGCTCCGGCGATGTCCGCGAGAACCTTCCGCGTCGTCGCGGTGTAGTCCACGACCGCGTCGAGGTTTCGAGGCGTCGAGGTGTCGCCGCTGATCGCGTAGCCGCCTGTGCCCTCGAGGTTGCCCGCCCAGGCGGCGATGCCAGCGCCGTCGATCCGGTTGTCTGGGGTCTGTCTCGAGTTCATCGGGCCGCGCAGCATGTGAGCGTAGAGCCACGCAGCGTTCCGGCTTGCGAACATCGAGACATTCTTCGCGCTCGCGTTTGCGTGCGTCGGTCCCCAGGAGCTCGTTAGGACGTCGTACTTCGGGACGATCGAGGTGCAGACCGCCGAGAGGTTGTCGATTACGTTCGAGAGCCCGGTCTCGCTCGCGTTGATCTCGAGCTCGATCTTCGCGAGGTTCGCGATGGAGCTCGCGACGTGCGGCTTGATCGAGCGGATCACGGTGACTTTCGCGTCGCTGTAGATCCGATCGGTCGCGGTGATGCTGCTCGTCGTCGAGACGCGGGTGACGCGGACGTCGTGAACAGCTCCAGGCGTGCTTCCGCTGGGGACCGTCCAGCGCAGCCCTCGAGTGATGAGACCGCGCTCTGCGAGCTTGATGTCGAAGACGCCCGCCGAGACCTCGGTGATCCCGGTGTCTTCGCCTAGTCCCATCGACGGCGTCCCGATGTTCGTCAGCGTTCCGCCTTGCTCTCGCTCTTGGATGGTGAAGCGCACGGTGACGTCGCGAGGCTTTCCGACATCGTTGAACGCGATCAGGCCGGTAGGGAAGGCGATGTCAATCGAGATCTCTTCAGGGCCGGGGCTCGTGGCGAGCGTCGCGGGCTGCGGGTCTTCTCGAGGAAGCTCCGGCTGAAGGCTCGAGTCTTGATCGACCTCGTCTCGGAAGATCGAGAGCGCCGGATCGTCATCCCATCCGGGGAGCACGTTGTAGGAGGTCGAAGGGATCAGGTCGGCGATCGGGGTCTCACCGATGCGGATGTCTTCGATCTCGAGCGGGCCATACCCGAAGCACATCAGGAGCCGAAGAACCGAGTCGTTCCCGACTCGCTCGCTGAACGGCTTCCCCAGGAGGTCGGGATAGACGCGATACTTCCCGAGCACGGTGCGGACGGGGCCGTAGAGGCGCGCGGTGTTTCGCGTCCCGGTAAGCGCTGCGGAGTCCTGCGAGGTCGGGACGCTGCCGCCGAACGGAACCTGCGGCGGCGGCGCGACGAGCGACTGGATGCCGGTCGCGACGCCTGAGATCCCGCCGATTAGCATCGACGCCGCGAGAGCTCCCTCGGCGGCGGTGATGCCTGCGCCGCCGAACATGCCCGCCGCTGCGAGCCCGGCAGGCATGAAGACCGCAGCCGCGATCATCACGACCGAAAGCACGATCGAGAGGATCGCCTTCCCAGTGTCGCCGCCTCGAGGGACGACGCGGAGCACGACCTGCGCGCCTGCCTTCGGTCGCACGCGCTCGAGCATTCGTTCAGGGACGAGCTCTCCGTTCAGAGTGCAGACGACGCCGTAGCTGCCGTCGTCGCGGAGCCCTTGCGCCGCGATCATCTCGCGGATCGTCTGCCCTTCGTTCGCGTAGCCGTTCTGCCGAACGCCCTCGAAGGGGTTCCGCGCTGTCGCGACGTCTACTCGTGCCGGTAGCATTGGAGCACCCTCCGCTGCCATCCCGGCCCTGAGATGTCTACGATGCAGGAGTCGTTCCCGAGCATCGCGTGGAGCATCCGACCGCTCTCGAGGATCACCCCCGTATGACAAGCGACGCCAGCGACGCGGCACCAGGCGACGTCGAACTCGCGCAGCTCATCGACTGGATTCCAGCGGCTCTCCTCATTGCCGAACGCAGACTGGAAGCCTTCCTCGTCAAGCGAGTGCGTGTAGCGTTCAGCGTAGGATGGGAGCTCAATGTCTCGAAGCTCTGAATAGATGAGGCGCACAAGACCCCAGCAGTCGAGGCCCTCGCGAGCTCGTCCGTTGATCTTGTACGGGAGACCGATGTAGTCGTTGGTCCAGCTCATCAGAACAGCCCAGGAGCGAGAGACGGCGTGAAGTCGTGCGCGGGAAAGCGGCGGTTCGTCACGTCCTCGAAGCGGAGCTCGCCGGTCACAGTCGCCGCGTTGTACTCGGCGCTCTCGAGCGTCAGGAAGTAGGGACCAGCCTCGACGACGTCGGGGCTCGAGCGCAGGACGACCCACATCTGCACATCCGGCGGCGTCGTCGCGTTGCGGATCGCGGTGACGATCGCGCGGTCTACGTTGTCGATCGAGATGCGGACGTTCGAGATGTTCTCGCCGCCTTCCTCTGGGAGCTCGATCCCGAAGAAGCCGCCCGCGAACGTGACGGCGCTCGCGTGCGTATCGACGCTATCGACCGTCAGCTTCGAGTCGAGGTTGCTCGAGTCGAGGGCGACACGGATCGGGTCTGACGGGTCGCTCTCGTTGCTGATCTCGAGGAGCAGAACGAAGACCTCTTCGGTCTCCTGTGAGTACATCGCCGTCCGTGCGGCGCTCGAGACTGAACGGCTCACGGTAAGAGCTCCAGGCGAACCGATCCCCGGAAGATGTCGGTCGCTACCTGCGTGATGACGGGAGGCGCGAGGAATCGGAAGGTCGCGCTCGAGTCGTCGCGAGGGTGCGGGAGGCCGGTGATCGAGAGCGCTCCGCCTCCGGTTCCGGCGGGAGAGGCGTCGCTCGCGTTCTCGTAGAATGAAAGGAGCCGCGTCGCCTGCGTCTTCGTCAGTACGAACTGCACCGAGAAGCTCGCTGGGCTACTCGTGAAGCGGCGGCGAACCTTTGCGGGTCCGGCGTCGGTCTCGGTTCGCACGAGCCCGTCCCCGGGCGTCTCGCTCCATCCGAACTGGGGCGCGGTGGGTAGTTCAGCAGGCCAAACCGCCATTAGAGCCCATGCCTCCCGACGCGGTTCACGCCGTAGCTGTTCCGAATCGCTTGATCGACATCGCCGCCGCGCGAGATGTTCTTCGAGATCGCGTTCCCGATCATCACCTCAATCGAGCGCGTCCCGTTGGGTCCGTCGCGCTCGCTCGTGCTCGCCTCTGCGCCGCTGTTATTGATGACGGTGACATTCACGGGCGCGCCGCCTCGACCTCCTGCCATCTTGCCGAGCGCTAGGTTGTTCGCGATGAAGCCGCTCGTCCCGGGCAGGAAGAGCTCCGGGCCGCGCTCGCCGACGAGAGTCGGGCCATTGATCGCGCCGCCGTTCGCGGCGAAACCGACGTAGGGGTTCCCGCCGGTCGTGTTGATCGCGCTGTTCCCAGTCGAAGGACCGAAGAAGCTCCCGAGCGCGCCGAACGCCTTCCCGACGAGCTTCCCGATTCCCATCTGGACGAATTCGCGGAGGAAAGACTGCGCGAGGCTCTTGAAGGTGAGCTCTCCGTCGAGGAGCATCGTCGCCAGGGCGTCCGAGAAGCCGCGCTCCATGAAGTCGAAGAGGTCGGAGTAGACGCTCTCCTGCTCGACGACGTTGTCCTTCAGCGCTTCGGCTTCTTCGTCGCGGATCTCCTTGATGCGGAGCGCGGCGGTCTTCTCGAGCTTCACGCGCGCCTCGGTGTAGTCCTCTCCGGCTTGGAGGTTCGTGTTCAGCGCCTCGAGGTCTCGAGTGAGCTCTTCTTCGATCGCGCGCACGCGCTGACCGCTGGCCTCGAGCCATTCCTCATGTGCGCGCTTCGCTAGGAAGCGGCGTCGCTCGATCGCCTTCAGCCGGTCGTTCTCTGCCTTGTCGATCTGGGATTGCGTGCGGGTGTCTCCGCCTCCGCCGCCTCCACTCGCTGCGGGCGCTTCGTCTTCGCGCTTCTTCGTCAGGATCGCGATGCGCTCTCTTAGCCGTTTGATTTCGTCTTGCGTTTTGTGGAGCGTCGCCGTTTTCGTTACTGCGCTCCGTTTGTTTCCGGCGTCTTGAAATTTTTTGATCTCTTTTTTCAGGCGTAGTTCTGTCTCGAGCTGCTCGTTTAGCTTTAGCTGGGCGTTCGCGAGCCCGAGGTTCTGGATGTCGGCGAAATTCCTGTAGAGCTTGTTCGCCCAGCCTGCGAGCGCCGCCATCGTCTCGAGGGTGCCCTTCAGCGCGCTCCCGCCGAGATCGACCAGGGCGGGCGTGAGCTGGCCCTTCGTCACGGCCCAGAGCGCGTCAAAGGAGTCTTGCAGCTCGTCAGAGCGCGCGATCACCTCGTCGTCGATCACGAGCCCGAGACGCTGCGCCTCTTCGCGGAGGTCGCTGAAGTTGTCCGCCATGTTCACGAGGGCGACGCCCTCAGAGTCGAAGAGCTTGAAGCCGAGACGCACGCGCTCGAGCGGGTCTTCGATCTCCGCGAGCGACGTCATCGCGTCAGTGAAGAGCTCTTCGGTCGAGCGCAGGTTTCCGTCGGTGTCGCGTAGCTGAATCCCGAGCTGCCGGATCGCGTCGCGAGCCTCGCCGGTTCCGTTCGCGGCTTCGGCTGCGCGCCGCCCGAAGCGCTGGAGTCCCATGTTCAGCGCTTCGACGCGCACGCCGCTCTGGTTCGCGGCGAACTGGAGCTCTTGGAGGGCGGTCGTCGAGATGCCGAGCTTTGAGGCGACGTCGCCCAGGTCGTTCGCGGTCTTGATCGCCTGCCGCGCGAGGTTCGCCATCGCGCCGGTCGCCAGACCGCCCGCGACCGCTGCGACGCCGACGAGGTTTCCTTTGACCTGCCGAACGC